ATCTTTTTAAGGCCCTTGACATCTACCTTCATATCGCCCCAGTAGAAGTCAATGTGCTTCTTGTCATCAGCTAGGTTAGACTTGAGCGCACCTGTTAACTCTTTAAACAGCGCCTCACCTGTCTTACCCACATCAACACACACAGCCGTGCGGCTTTCTGTTAACTTGCGTTTATCCTTTAGGTAGTTACGCAGTTGCATCTAACAACTCTTGTAATTGGCGCATCCATTGTAACCATATCTTAGGGCTGCAAGTGCAGGGGACATCAAACTTGTGATGAAACACTCTAGCGTGTATTTGCGCAATGCGCTCTCTATCCTCGTGTTTAAGTGTGCTTTTACGCAGCACGCCACTGGACAAATAAGCTATCTCATCCTCCTCTAAGCACTCAGGAGTCCTGCTATATGGGAACAGCTTGTTAAGCTTTTCTTTTCTGGCATCACAACCACAATCCTCACCTACTACAGCTTTAACTACCTTCTTAATTCCTGTAGCTGTAGTTATCTGTTCAATAGTATCACCCAATCCCTTAGGCTTATTCTTGCTGCCTTTTGGGCGGCCCCTTTTTTTAGATTTGGTTGTAGTCTCCGTTGGAGTAGTCTTCCCAATCTTCCCTGAGTCTGTCGTGGATTCTTGCTTTGCCATTCTTTATAGTGTTCTTAATGCTTGTTAAACCTATACTTGTCTCTCTGTGTATTTTATTCATACTGGTGCCCTCCATATGTATTCTTATCATCTTGGCATCATACCAATGAAAGTCATCCATCTCCTGCTCCATGTAATCTAGTAAGCGCTCCATTGCCTGTCGTTCTTCAGGTAACCCTGCCTCTTCCAGAAAGTCAAAGTCTAAATCATCAAGGCTAACTTTATTGACCTTGCGTTTGGCCCTTTGGTATTTAAGTGCTGTGTTAATACAGCTGCGGTACACATAAAAGAAATTGAGGCTGTCCTCCTCATCATAAAAGTTTACCCTACCCTCTGCCTCCATTTCAAGTAGGCGCAGGAAAACCATTTGTACTATATCGCCAGCTACGCTATAACTGCCATCAGTATACTCTTTAATAAAGCCTGTTAGGCGTTTAAAGTTCTTCCTGTAAAATCTTTCTATCCTGCCCATGTTATGTTCATAACAAAAAGGCCGCAGCATACCTGAAGTAGGTTAAGCCCATCCAACTCATCTGTAGGGTCATAGTAGGCGTAATTAACACCTAGTAGAACGCCAGTAATAGGACTTAACTCAATTTGCATATTATTTAGATTTATCTGCTTACAATATAACTACTTGATAATGAAAATGCAAGTCTACCTTTTGTAGGTGATTAGGCCTGCGTCATCCTTCTCAATTATTCTGGTAAAAGGAATGCGGTGTAGTTTACCTGTTGATGTGTTGCGCACTATGTAATAACTGCTGCCCACATCAATATCCGATTCCTCCCCATCTACTCTAGTTTGTAAGTAAGCGTGTGTTTCTATACACACAAATTCCATTCCACTTACTACAAACCTTTGGCCGTTTAATATCCTGCGCTTAAAATTCATTCATGTAATTTTCTAGCGCCTTGTTTAGGCGTGTGTTTTCCTTTTTTAAATCGTACAACTCCTGCTTTAATTTATCATTAGTAATACGAGCATCTAGTATCATTTTGTCCAGTGTAGTAAAGTAGTCTGTAATATGCCTATACACTGCACTGGTATCTGCACAAATATGGAAAACCTCCCACATCTGCTCTTGTGTCATTGACTCCTTATCACTTAACTCATTACTTAGGTACTGGAGGGCTTTGTGTAACTCAGCCTCCTTTTCCATATAATACAACCTGTTACCCTCAAAATGGAGATTCATCTATTTGTCTGTCTTTAGTTACTAAATTTAAGCCATCTATTGTAAAGCCGCAATTGCCTGCTGTTGAGGCTAGCCTTACTGGAGCATCTAATGGTGTTGGCCTACCACCACTTTCTAACTCTTTTACCTTGCGCACATGGATATCAGTGTACAGCCAATCTTGGGCGTGCTGAGTGTATCTATGAAGTACAAAGAACTCATCGGCCCTATTTACGAATTTACCACCTCCTTCAACATCGCTGGCCATTGGTGGCATAGTGTGTCCACTATACTCGTGGCTGCCCTTATGCACCTTTCTAAGTGCCTCTGTAGCAGGGTGTGTGTTTAGTATAGTAGTTACACCATATTCCTTACAGAACTTCCTTAGGTGGCTTGTTACCTCATAATGATAATCGTGTGTGCTTATACCTTTTAAATCCTCCTTTCGTATTGTAAGGCTATTGTAAGGGTCAATCATCATACCCTGAAACTCCCAAGCATCATAAACCTCAGCAGCAATGTCCAGTAACTCAAAAGCATTTACTATCAACTCGCTATCTATAAAAGCCCAGTGGCCCTCTACAAAGCTATGGTGCCGCCAGAAGGTTTGCTCATCTATTTGGTTTATTGGCTTGCCTGCTAGAAACTCAATTAGTTTCCGCTGTAAGCTTTGCACCTCGTTTTCGCTGCTGTATATAAGCCAGCGTGTGCCGTTTTCTAATGTGTGTAATAGCTGCAGGTAAGTCATTGTGTGTGTCTTACCGACATTGGCATGTCCAGTAACTACCACAAAGTTCCCTTTCTTAAAGCGTAGGAAGTCATCTATTTCAGTAACCCCAAACCTAGAGGCCTCGCTTATCTTACCCTCTCTTGCTCTCTCTAAATAGCGTAGGGTTTGGTCGGATTTTATTATGTGCTTGTGTATCATATTTGTGAATGTAGGTATCTTTTTTTATTAGGTCAAAAAAAAGGGGCGGCTAAATAGCCAACCCCTTACACATACTTAACACAAGTAATTAGAATGGTAAGTCATCACCTACCTGCTCGCCATTGACTATGGCTTGCGCTGTTTCTATTTTCTCCTCTCGGCTGCTGAAATGCGTATTGTAGTTTGTTTCCTGCTTGGGCTGTTCCAGAACCCATTCCACAAACGCATCAGCAACCTTAAGTACATCTGTGCTTTTAGCACCCTTATCCTTAAGTAAATCAACTGCAGCTTTCAGGCAACTCTGCTTAACAATCATTTTCTGCTTCTCATCATTATTACCTGAGTAATTGCTTTTAGAGTAGCCACCTCCTGAGTAGTTACCGCCACCTCCGTTATATACTGGCTTAATCTTATTGCCGTACTGGTTGCTAGTAATCTCATACTCTACCTCTGCACCTGCAACGAATTTATCTTGGTCGGCCTTAACGCTGTTGTACTCACCGCTATCTCCGTTATCCATTGTTACAAAGAATTTGTAAAAGGTTTTGCCGTTAAATGAAAAGTCCCCCTTTGGTGACACTGATACTACTTTTGCTGTTTTCATAATGTTGATTGATTTTCTAAGTTTGCAATTTGAGCCTCTAGCATAGCTACTCGCTCTTTCATCCATTCGCTGCCAATGTTATTGGCAAAGGTTTCTAAGTCATCTAGGACTTGGTAAATGTTTTCTGTATTCATTGCTCTTTGTTTATTTATTATTTTACAAAAATGTTTTCCGCCTCGCATCTTGCCTTTAAAGCTTTAATAGGTGTATTAATTCTGTAATTAATACCTGCATTTTGTAATGCTACAAAGTAATCATATTTTGTAGGTGCAGTTCTATTGTATGCTCTTGGTAATCTAATGTTGCCTCCGTAAGTGGTCATAACTCTCTCTCTTTGTTTGTTTAACAAGTCAAAGGAATAAAAAAAAGTAATTCTCCTACAAATTTTATTTAAAAATTTTACCCTCTATTACAATGACAGATGTGTCTTTGGGTAAATCGCTTGCTGGTTCTATGCGCACAGCCTTGATGAACTTCTTATTGTCATCTTTAATTAAGCCTGCCTCTACCAGTGCATCCTGTGTGAATTTAACTGCCATAATGCAGTTGTCTAAATCATAGCGGTAATTAACCTTAGCAGTAATTACGCAATACTCAAACTGAAAATCATAATCCAGCTGCTGCATAACCACCTCACGCCATTTGGTTTTTTCCTTACTACGGAATGTCCAGTGGGGTGAGGAGTAAAACTTATTGAGGCTGGGTATCTTACCTAAGTGTACCTCTATTTTAGTGTGGTCAGTCATGGTGTAGCCTATGTGCATACTCTGCATCTATCTTAGCTATCTCACCTATGTAAGCAAGTTCCTGAGCCTTTGCAGCATCACGCTGCATCTCAGTGCTATCTGTACCTATATTCTGGAACAACATTGCCATCTTATGCAGTATGGCATCTATCTCTTTATTTCTCATTGGGTTGTACATCTGCTTTTTTTAGTTCATATAATACCCCATCAAAGAGTAGGTTAACATGAAAGCCATCTACTGCCCAAGCGTGGTAGTTATCCTCGTTTAATAAGGCACTAAGTCTTTGAGCCTGTTTGAATGTCATAAGGGGTAGAGTAGTATTTGTTAAAGCCGTAATCACTAGGCTGCTCATCGTAAAACCCAAAGTGAGATAGGAAGTGGTTATGGTAATCATCATCAACCTCTTTCCTTTCTATAGCTAGGCTGTATTGTCTTCTAGTCATATATCTTGTGTGTAACACAAGTAAATATATCTATTTATTTTCTAATAAATAATCTAATAAGAGCAAAGGTCGCTAGAATAATTGAGAGTATCAACACCTTGTCAATAAGTTTGAATTCATTTTCCTTGTAAACCACCTGCGGTACTTTAACCACCTGTGTTACTTGTATTGTATCTGGTAGACACTCAGCTGTTACCTGAATAGTATCGTGAATACGCATTAGCTGTACTCTAACGCCATTTCTTTCTACTTCTATG